TCACAGGGTATACACTTAAAAATAAAACCATCATCATAAGTGTAATCACCAACTTCTGGATCAATCAACTCTTCGGCGTTTGATGCCTGTCGGTTGCTCTTATGCTGGGTTCTAAAAGCCTCTGGCTCGTAGAACTGAATGTTTACATCAGTATATCTACGAGAGATTTCGTTATAAGACCAAGTGCGATGACGGTGATGCTGAGACCTAACAAATAGAGGAACAACAAAACGGAAAGTAGCAATATTATGCTCAAACGTAGACGTGTGCCTATGATTGACCAGATAGTTGATAAGTCGTTCGTCTTTTCCATCTAACTTCTCCTTGTGTTTTCCGAAAGAAACGCGGGCACTATTAACAATAGTGAGGTCAGAACCCATATGATCAACCAAATCAACCCGTCCAATTCCATCTCCATAAATATCAATAGACTTTCTCATTCTTCCCCTCCAAACGGAAAATGTAGCACATTGTTAGGTAGTTCTTCGTCTTCGATCTCTTCTTCGTCCCAAAAGGGCGCTGAGACTGTGTAGAACTTCTCCCTAAGCCCTTCTAGTGTTTCAATCACGACTTCTGCGTCCCTGGGGCTCCACCCGCCAGGTAGATCATCTTTTGCGAGCCAAGAGTTCCAATTGTTCAGTGTGAAATCAAGAGAACCGTAAAGAAGTTCCATTTCAAATTTGGTAAAATATGTTGGTTCACTCACTTCTGTCTCCTCAAATAGTCGATCTGAAACTGGATGTAGTGTGCTGCCTTCTCAAGATCTTCAATGGCGCTTTCGCTCTTCTTTCCTGCTCGGAGGACATACTTGATGACGTTTCCAAGAGAAAAGTTTAGGTCATAAGCCTCGATGATCTTGATGGCTTCGTAAGGGTTGTCTTCGCCACCGTAGTAGTCTGGGTGGTCGACATGGCCCCTAAGCTCTTTCCAATGCTTCTCAAACTCGCTCGGGCCTAGGCGCTTTCTAACAGTCATTCTGCCCTCACAACCGCCATAATGTGGTTTCGCTCAACAAGGTGAAGCTTGTTCCCAGAAAGCTCGATCTCACGAACGATATGTGTGGGAAGGACAACAACGTCACCATAAGCATATTCGCCACACGGATCGCGTACAACAGAAACAGCCTTGTAAGGCTTCTCTGCGGGCCGGTAGTCTTCTGGTAGAGCAATAGAATACGGGTTTTCTTCTTCCTTATCAAAACTAAGCTCAACTTGAATCCAAGGTCCCTTAGGCTCCAAAGTCATCATTTTTATCTCCTGCATACTTATTAATAATATTCTTATTTACTTGATAGGTTGGCTCGTCCAGAAATGCGGTGCTTAAGCGTCCACACTTCTTGCATCTAAAGCGCACAGCCACATGGTCTAGCGTAGCCTCAACATGGCTTGTTGGCAAATAATAATGTTCTCCGCCCTGTGGGCATCTATGTCTTTGCTCCCAACGGGGCAAAAGGTGGTTAAACTTCATCTCTCACCTCACGACAAAGTTATATCTCTCTTTGGAGGCCCTGTCAAGCGTTTATTCTGGCAACGTCAAAACAGAAACTGAATAACCGTCAAGGCCCGCTGTGCCCTGCCAAGCGCCGTCGTTCTTGCGGTAACCCTTAGAAATGCTGCTTTGGATGATGGTTACATTCTTCTCGTCATGGGCATAAGCAAGGTAAGTGTGGCCTGTGGCGCCGTTTTGGAATCGGTCATCCTCAAGCCCACCCTGGCCCATGCTCAAACGACGCCAGCGCTGGACGATGTGCCAGCGGCCTGGGGCTAGAGGCGGAGCATCTTTATCCTCGCCAACCAAGTCGACATAAACATAGTCGCCACCAAGCTTATCCTTTGCAGCGTCAATGGCCGACCAGGGCTTCTCGCCATCATAGACGTTTGCTCTTTCCCACCACTTGTGATCATAGGCGGCATAAGCGGAAACATGGTTTGCTTCTACATCATGCGCAACATCAAGGATCCACATTGCAACAAGCGTGCAACATGGCAGGTTTTGCGAGCGGGAAATAGCGTAAATGCTTGTCCCCTTGTCTAGAACTTCAAAGCCCTTTTTGGTTATATCCACGACTATCTCCTAATTTACATATTAAAAAACTTCTTTAACATATTGATGGCCATAGACACAGCTGGGTCGGTCTTGTCCATGCTTTCTAGCCTACCCATAAATTCGCTGTTTGTCAAAACAGACCTGTAATAATTGTCATTGCCAACAATATACTTCTTTACTTTGCCTATCTCTGCTATATCCACTTCCATGCTTCCATCAGGATTTGGCTTCAGGTTGTATCCTCCAAAAACACTCTTTGGAATCGAACTAATCAAAACCTTAATAAATGTGGCGATTATTGTGTTAATTGGCAGGAACTTAGTTAAAATACTAGACTCTGCTACCTTCTTCACAAAGCCTGGGACGGTCATTAGGCCCTTTCTTTCTGCTATGGGCACCAAATCCTCTGATATGGCTCCCCATACTGCCTCTCCCTCTAGTTCAGAACTCAACAGGTTCATTGCTCTAAGTACAGTTCTGGGGTTTCCGGCTACTGCCACAAGTTTGTTTAATCCACTATTTTGGCGCCTTATCGCTACAACGCCACCATTCTTCCCAAGTGCCCCAAAGAAAATCCATCTTTTAGCTTTTCTTGTAAATAATTCTTCACTCCAGGCACTGCCGGTGGCTTTTTCGTAGCTAGCACGGAAAATCCCATAAAGCTCTTGAAGTTCTTTGCAATCACTTGAGTCTCCATAGCTCTGGTCTAGATCTTCACAGATATCGCTAAGAGTAAATCTAGTTACAGAAGAAGATACTTGAGATTCAGCTAAGAACTCTTTCCAGTTAAATATAAAGCGTTCCACAATACATTAAATAGTCCTGTGGAGCGCTTTATAACTAAACAATCTCGCAGCTTCCGCCTGAGCATGCTAGTTCGCCAGAGAGGTCTGTTTCGTCCTCCATTTCAATAACATTGGTAAGATCGACATTAACAAGACTTTCCATCAACTTATTGTAGGTTTCCTCATCACAGTCCTCAAAAGGTGCTTGGACGTAAGTGTGGTCAGAGAATGGCAAAACTGAAAGTCCATTGTAGCACTCGCGGTTTTGCCACATCCACTCGCCAACTGGCTCCCACTCTTCTTCGCGGATCGTGATGGTGGCAGAAACATTGTGCGTGTTCTGGCCCTTTCTGTGGCCTCCCTGAACCCACTCCTTGCTCACACGCCTTACACGCTCTAGCATTTGTAGGGCGCTCTCAGAGCGTGTGATAGAGCCTTCTGGCGCCTTCTGTGGGATGCTAATGACAGCAGTATCATGGGGACGGAAATACTCATCCTCAACCAACTCTGGGTGGAACTCGGAAAGGTAGCCGTAAATAGCCTCGTTCTTGCCAACACGGATGCGACGAATGTAGTGGTCGTTGTGCCAGGCATGAATACCTGAGGATGTCCCAAGAGTTAGAGAGGTCGTACCGGCTGGCTTTACACAAGTGCAGCGAGCAGCGGGCTTGATATCTAGAAGTCCAGCAACACGAACATTCTCCTGCTTTACAACCTTGGAAGCGGCCTTCATGTCGAGGTCAAGGACAGCGCCAGAGGCAATGCCAGTCATAGAGACTCCTATAAGAGAGTCCTTTTCAGTGTTTCGCTGCCAAACTGGACGGAGGTAGTGGAAGTCTGTATAAGACGCCTGCAAAGTGCCAATGAAGGCTGCTGCTCTTACTCGGGCTTCGTAGTCTTCTTGACTCTCCACGTTGGAGACGTTCACTTCGGTCAAGTTACAGAACTGGTAGGGGCGAAGGGCGATCTCGCAGCAAGGGTTGGTTCCCCAGTCCTTGTCGTAAGTGAAATAGAAGCCAGGCTCACCAGCACCAGAAGCCTTGACGCGAGCCCAAAGATCAAGGAAAAACTCCTTTGTGACCTTGTGGCGCATTAGAACAACTGAATTGTTAGCACGTCCACGCTGAGGGTTGATTTCCCACCAGTTTCCTGACTTTGCAGCAATCATCTCGTCGTCATCAGCCGAGAAGAGTGAGATAAGAGCAGCGCGACGTATGCCACCAGCAAGAACAGCGTCAGCAATGTGGCAAACTATGTCGTGAACCTCAATAGGACTCAACTTGTCGCCGTTCTGCTTGGTGTCAAGGATGCCTTCAACCTTAACAAGGCACTCCCTTAGTGGCTGCGGACCTGGAGCCTTCCCGCCAGATGTTACCAAGCGACTCCCCTTAGGTCTAATGTCCGAGAAATCGAAACGGATCTTCGATGTGCCGTTAAAGTAGGACAAAAGAAGCATCTTTACGGCATCTGCCCAACCCTCGATAGAGTCACCTATAAGATAACGACGGGTTCTCTTTGGGTTTGGGCGACTGATCTCGGGCAACTTCTCTACATGGTGCCTCTGAACAGAATAGCCAACACCTGTGCCTCCGAGAAGAAGGAACATGGCCTCACAAAAGGCACGAGGGTCATCAATGGGCATGTAAGCGCAGTTGAAAACACGGTTTGGGGCAACTTCAATGGGCTTTCCACCAAACTGCATAGAACGCATAGAAGGCAGAACCTTCTTGTCATAAACAAACTCATAAACTGCGTTGATTTCGTCCTCAAGGTGAGGATACTTCTTTATGTGCATTGCTTTGTTTCGATCGACGATCTCTTTAAAAGTCTCACGTCGATATAGTTCTGGCACATACTTGGCATACTTCATATGCACAGTGATATCTGAAAGTATTTCTGTTGATAGATCCATTATGCTCTCCCTCTTTGTCCTTTTCTGAATTTTTTATACTTCTCTTTTAAGATGTCTGCCTGGGATTTAAGAGAAGGCTCCTCTTCCTCCCCACTGCTAGGAGGCAATACCTTAATCTTCACATTACTTGTGTCCATAAAGATCGGGTAAACCAGACCATCCGGCCCATTCCTATTCTTAGCTACGAAAACTCTACCAGAATTAGAGGTCTTGTCCTCTGCTGTTCTGGATACTGTAAATATGAAGTCTGCCACAAAACATTTGTTAAATGCTTCAGAAATTGCCTCCATTGTGATGACTTCTGCATTCAAGCCAGATCGGTTTGTCTGCGAAGCCGTCCATATCGGACATTCAAACTCTTGTCCAATAGCACGAAGTTCTTCGTATATAGACTCTAGCTCATTTCTCTTTTCCTTCCTGACAACGACAGGGCGCAAAAGGTCGCCATAGTCAACGATAATCATGCCAGGCTTTATACCTCGATTGCCAAGCTTTTCAAGGTGATTTCTAATTGTTCTAGTAGAGGCTGATTTCGTTGGGTACTCCTTAACTATAAGCTTACCCTTCACATCTTCGATCTTGTCAAAGATAAGCTCCTTGAAGTTGAACAAGTCGTTTAGTGGAACTCCTGTGATACAGCTATCATACCTGGAAGCGATTGTCGTATCACTAAGCTCAAGAGTGTAATGAATAACATTCACACCCTGCATGAGAGCCTTTGCGCCAAGGTGGGTCAACACCATTGACTTCCCTGCCCCCGTAGGAGCAATTACGACACCCAACTCCCCACTACCCAGGCCGCTCTTGCAAATGCCATCGATTTCAGTCCAACCGGTGGTTACAGGGTTCCTTGCCTTAAGCTCAAACCTACGTTCAAAGTCCTTAATGTAATCATAGCCAAAGTTAGAGTCGCTACCAAGTACTAGTGCATCATTGATGATCTTAGAAATCTCATCAAAAGAACAAGACTGTAGTAGATCCACCGACTTTAGCATCGCTCCCTTGAGCTTCTGCTTTCTGCAAAAATCTAAAGCCTTATCCTTAATAAACTCAGATTCCTTAAGTGTATCCGCAGCCATGATTCTTGCAAAGTAATCTCGCACTTGCTTCTGGATACCCTCATTCTCTCTGTCCAGATCAGACTTCAAGATTGTGGCAAGGATCTTCTTTGTCGGATGAACTCCGTACCTTTCACGATAATCTACGATCTTGTTAGTGAAAACACGTAGATATCCTAATTCTAAAAATGTAATATCAAATACCTCTAGTATTTGATCTGCGAAAGGCCGGTCCTCCAAAATTAGAACACAAAGCGCTTCCTGAAAACTTTTTCCAAAATGACTAAAATCGTTACGTTGCATTTGTACCTCCCCCCGAACATAACTCAAGAACCCGAATTCGCAACCACTCTTCTCATAGCGATGATCAAATCAGAACTATCCCATTCCCCAAACCCATCAGCCATCGCCATCTTTCTGAATTCTGTCAGATTAATCTCTGACTCACTATTTTCTAAAATATAGTTTACTTGTGACTTCATGACCGGAGACAAAGAAGGGCTGTAGAGTTGCATAAGCTTGTAGTTCTTTTTGATTAGGTCTACGCCTTCTAAAATCCTCTTGTGCACAAGAAGCTGCTTGTCTACGCTTTCACAGTGGTCAACGATGTCGGTTATTAAATAGTCCTGATCCTCTTTCAAAAACGGGAATCTTTTAGAAATTGTTTTTAACCCAGCCCCTTGGATCCCCCTCAGGTTGTCAGAAGGATCTCCCGATATCGAACGAGCTAAAGCAAAGTTTTTAGGGTGGATATTGTACTCTTCTGTTATAGAATACTTGTTGTGAATTTGCTTTTGCGTAGGACGATAGACAATAGTGTAGTCGTCACAAAGTTGATAAAAGTCTTTATCACTAGATACAATTATCTTTTGATATTCCTTAAGCCTCTTGTTCTGGCATAGGTAAGAAATTATATCGTCAGCTTCGACATCTTCTAAGCAAAATTGGATTACAGGAAGCTGGTTTAGATACTCTGACAGTCTTATCTGTTGCCAGATCTTGTTGTCCCTTTCTTGCTCCAGAGTAAGATTTCTTATCTCTCGATTAAGCCTCAAAGGGGCTCGACCAGCCTTGTAGTTCTTGTCGACTCTCTTGCGCTTCCTAGAGCCTCCACCGCAGTCCCAGGCGATGATAACCTTGTCTGGCCTAGTCTCCCTGCAGAGCTTCTGTAGGCTCTTCAGAAACCCCTTTACGCCTCCGATAGGCACACCGTTATCAGACAGACTAGGATCTACTATATATGACCGCAAATAAATGTTCATGCAGTCTACTATTAATACTCTCTTCATTCTCCCCCCTAAAGAACGGTGAGGGTGGGATTCGAACCCACGGTACCTTTCAGTACGCTGCTTTTCAAGAGCAGTTCCTTCAGCCACTCGGACACCTCACCTTATGCGACTAGTCTTCCACTCCTGCATCGATATCTTCAAATGCAGTGATGTCTCCAACTCTGTCTTTATACTTCCCAATAACCTCTATGTCCATCAATTCTTCAACTCTTTCCCTGAACCTGGCATCTTGCAGGTATTCTAGCCACTTCGTAGCTTGGAATTTCTGCTCTTCCCCGTTCTCATAAACAAGAGAGTACCAAGCTCCACTTTGCTTAATGAACTCTGACCCCTTGATCGCCTCAAACCATGACTCTTCGTCCATGATCCTAACTTCATCATCACCCCAGGTAATCTGGAAGGTGCACTGGCGTCTCTCTGTCCCAAAGCGAGACTTCTTTAGAGTTGCCTTAACCTCAGAGCCAATCGTAAAGCCGTTCTCGTCAGTAACAAAAGCAGACTTTGACTTACGCTTGGTCAACCAAATACGAAGGGAGGAAGCGTATACCATTGACTTGCCACCGGGCGTTGTGTATGGCTCTGACATCGCCTCCATTCTCTCGGCATGAGTAGAAGCGATCTTAGTCTTAAGTTGGTTGAGGCCAAGCAAAGTACACTCAGCGTTAGCAAGGGGGATAGTGAGCTTCTGAAAGGCGAGAGAAAGTGTTCTTGCCTTCTTGCCCACAGAGGCGTTTGGATTAAATCCGCCTTCTTTATCCGAATCTGTTGGAGTATTTGCAATAGAATCCCAGATAAATAGTATTCTTTGTTCTGCTCCTAGGAATTCTTCAATCATTTCAAGCACCTGTTCAACAGTAATGGCTTGAATATACATAAAATGATTTGGATCTGTATTAATCCCGGCCTTTGATAAGAAAGCTGGGTCAATGGCGCTTTCTGAGTCGAAGTAAACTACATAGATATCTTGCTTTTGTGCTTCTGCGGCTATGCATGCTGCCATGTAGCTCTTGCCCGTTGCGGAGAGCCCAGCAATCTCTGATATCTTGCCAATAGGAATACCAGCCTTCTGGCCCTTGCAGATAATCGAGTCTAGCCATCGAGAACCAGTTGGAATCCAGCCCTTAACCTCTGTGGGATTCTCCTTATTTAGATCATGAGCGACTTCCATACCGTACTTCTTGTTCAGCCTCTTTATCATGTCGCCCATGTTATTGACTTTACCTGCTGACTTGCTTTTGCCTCTAGGCATATAAACCCCCGTGAAAAAAATGTGAGGCACCTGTAACCCGTGCCTCCCTGCGGTTGTGTGGCTTAGTTATCTTCGCTATTATTTGTCATAATGTTACTAGCCTCACTAAAAGTAACATTATTGTCGACAACCTCGTCAAGCTCAAGGGCCTCGTTAGCCTCTTCGGCGGTAACCTCTACGATTTCAATATCGTTTGGTGCGGGATTATCCGTATCGAGAAAGACGTTCTTGATAAAGATCATACTTACCGCGCCAATGAAGGCTGAGAGTGTCGCTACTGCGATTAGATCTCTACTTGTATTATTGTTATTTGTCATTAATTCCTCTATAAATGTGTGGGGCATCTCTTAGCCCATGCCCCCCTGTGGCATTTACTCTAAGAACCGCTACTAGTGCTACTGGAGCCCGTGTCAAGCACGCCAGTATCTGTAGCGCTCGTGTCACCAGTCTCTACTGGATCGGTACCGGTAGTCTCTGTGGGCACAGTGGTAACGGGCGTCGACACATCAGTTGTCGCAGAAGTGTCAGAAGTGTCATCACACTCATCAGCGGAGCAGCCAAAAAGAAAAGCTCCAAAAAAAATGGTACCCAAATTTAGGGACTTGTAAATATTCGTAATCATTTTTATCTCCAAAAAAAATAGAGGCACCTATTAGAAAAGCTTGGGTTCACTTTTCAGCCCGTGCCTCCCTGCGGCGGGGGGATCTTAGAATGGCACTTCTTGGTTTAGAAGTTCATTCAGCTTTGTATCTACAGAGTTGCTAGTTGGAGGAGTGGCATCGTTGCTGCTCCCGTACTTCTCAGTCTCGCCACCGTCAGTCTCCCCTGCGAGCCACTCATCAAGCATGTGGCCCACCTCTGCGGGAGTCTTACGGACATCGGAAAAGACCTTGTCAAACTCTGGAATGTTGTTGACCCAATCTGAAATTTGATCATCAGATCCAAGAGACGAGGAACGCCTACGTGGAGTGATGTTTGTCTGTGGGAAGCTCGCTCCTGGCGGCTTTCCGTACTGGAGTACCAGGTCGGTGCCTGTCTCCGGGTCGGTGATATCGCCATAGTCAGGGTTAAGGACAAGCCCAACT